ATAAACGTTGTTCTAACTGACCTCATAAGTCAGTTGGGACACTGTTTAATGAACCCCTCATTGAAAACATTGGTATGGTCTATAATAAGTATGCTTGCTAAAATTGGTATATTGTCTTTTAATTTGATTTCTAAAGCTGTTGGTTTATTTACTTCTATTTGTTCCTCCATATTTGGTATATATGAAAATGTTACCAGTACCACCCCTCAACCGGATTCTGGTGTTATTGCTGAACATAATTCTGACGATGGTCTGTTTACAGAAAACGTTGCCGAATTTTGGAGTTTGATAATTTCTTCGTGTGCTACCCTTATTGGTTTAACTACTTATAGGAAGAAAAGCGGAGATCAAATAGCTGAATCAATTTCGAAAGATTTAAGAGGTTTTACAATGACTTCAAATAGTTTGACTGGATTCTTTAAGTTACATTTAGAGGTGATTAAGAGAATATTTAGATCCTTATGCTTTTGGAAAAATATACAAGAAAAAGACCCCGAATCTATGATGGTTTATAATGGTACGTTTATTAAAACGTGGTGTAATGAAGTGTCGTATTTAACGAGTCCCGGCATGTCTACCAAAATTTTGGGTGATACATATTTGAGTGATAGAGTGTTTTTGGCGCATATGATTGGTGAGTTGATTGCTAAAAGTGTGATTTCTAAAACAACAAATACTGTGAATAATGCTGTGTTGATGCGTCAATTGAATGCTATCAATAGATTGCATTCTTCCTGTGTTATGAATGGAAAGAATGGTAATGTTAGACGAGAAACGTTTGGAGTATGGATTGATGGTGCTCCAGGTATAGGTAAATCCTTTATCGTGGAAGAAATGTCAACGCTATTGATTTTGAAAGGTCAAATTGACTTTGAAGGAGAAAAGACGTTGTGTTTGAACCCATCAGATAAATACTGGAGTAGATGTGATAAACAGCCTGTTTTGTGGATAGATGATGCTTTTCAGTTACAAACTGACACTTTTCTAGAAGCTCAATTGGCTGCTTATTTTTCAGTAATGTCGCCTACACCTTTGTGTCCTCCTATGGCTGATTTGAAAGATAAAGATAGATTGTATGAACCATATTTTCTGTTTACAACTTCGAATGAAGCTTTTCCGCATGTTAAAGCAGTTTTGAAACAACAAGCTTTGTGGAGACGCAGACACTTGTTGATAAAAGCTGTTTTGAATCATGAAAAGATTAAAGAAATGTGGCCTGAATATGTGATTGATAAACACGTTGCTGAGAATTTACCAACTGAATGTATGAAAAATTATAATCACTTACTTTTTAAAGTTGCAAATACCCCTAAGGATATGTATACTCGATGGTCTGAATGGATGCATTGGGATGAATTGAAAGTTGTTATGGAAACTGCGTATGAAAGATTTTTAGAACGATCTATGCATTCTTATAATCATAGATTGAATAAATATTATGAGGCTAAACGTCAAGTTATGCCTGATTATTTTAGTGATTTACCAAATGTTCCGAATGAGACGAATTTGTTTAAGGTTGCAAAGGAAATGGCTATGAGATTGGATGTGAGTGCTAGATCGATTGATGAAGTTCATTGGTATGATTTATTGACTTTGAAACGTGAATGTGGAAAGTTTACAAAAATGTTATTTAATATACCTAAACATATGTTAGCAATGTTGTGTGGAAACTATCCTGCTGTTACTTATGGTGTGAACTCGATTGTTACTGGTGTTATGCCTACTAAGCATGGATATCGTAATTATCAGGTCCATGGCCTTGGATGGGATAGACCCGATCATAGTAGTTTATGTAGTAACTTTGATAGACCCCCTGGAATAGCGAGAACTAAGCCAAATCCCCATGGCCGTAGAGGACATGGATGGAACCCTTTATCTAAAACGAGTAGATTTCTGGTAAAAGATGCGAATGCAAATTTGAAGGGTTGTATGGGAGAGAGTGAGATACCTGGTGGTGCAGATGGCTTTGATCTGAGCTATGCTGTGCCTGAAGTTAAACCTAGTAATATCGATGAGATGGTGAGAGAGTTTGAAATATATGATCCAAATGAAGAAGAAGATGATGAAGAACCTTTGTTTGATATGCGTGATTTGATTGCTGAAC